CAGAGCTCCTGATTTAGAACCTGCCGCAGATGATACAGGGATAGATGATGACATTCCCTTCTAGCAGTTGGGCAGCTATGCCTGAGTTATTAACCATAAAAGATGCAGCTAAATTGCTTCACGGGAGCGGTGAGGAAAAATATAAAAAACGTATCCGTAAAGCTATAAGATCAGGAAATTTTCCTAAGCCTTTAGATCTAGGTAGCAACATTCTTTACTTCAAAAAAAAAGATTTACACTCTTTTTTATATGGGGGTGATTATGAGACTAGTAGTTCTGTAGATTCTTCAGATCAGAGATAGGTGATTTATATATAAATATCGTGTTTGTAATGTTTTGTTTTTTAAATAGTTTAGGTGAAACACAGGAGTTAGAGATTAATTTATTTTCTCGTAATGCCAAGGAAGTAGCGGAGATTTCTATTGGAATTTAGCCTTATATACTTTTTTTTAGCCTTAGTGTGGGCTTATTTTATGTTCACGCATAATGGTTTTTTTACTATTAACTTAATAATAATGGTCACCTGTCTATGGATCTCTTGGAGGAGTAATTTTTAAAAGCCTATTTATTATAGACTGTAAGAGGGCCTAATTCCGTACACATGTATAAGTCAACTTTACATTTTGAACATTCTTTAGAAATTTTTAAAGCGCTTTCAGTAAAGTAATCTAAATTTCTTGAGTGAAATTCACCATGTTCTTTGCAAGAAATTACGATAGTTAAATCTCTATCCATGTCTTTTAAAGTTTTTAAATATTCGGTAAAAGTCATAATAATTTTTTTATAATTTTTAAATGCTCACTACTTGATTGTGTAACATCCAGACCATCATTCATTAGTGCAAGATGAATTCTTTTACGCTTAGCAATAGTAACCTCTCTCAATCCTGTGTTTCTGTAATTATGATGCCAAAAATAAGCAATCCCTAAATAGTCCTCTGTATTTATTAATTTCATATCTAAATCAGATATTTTTTTAAATGTTTTGGTGCTTATGGTGTTTAAGTTGATTGAATAAGTCATAAAATATCCTCTAGTTAACTTCTATTGTATGCATAGGCTTTTTAAATTGTAAGTCCTCAATGTGCTCGGCCGCTGATAATTCATAGTCAGCGACATAAACATCTTCGGTGATCCTTGTTGAGCTATGGCCTAAATGCTTAGAAAGTCTCTCTAGTTGGCCGCCCTGCTTAATAAATTCTGTGGCGTACACGTGCCTCATGTCGTGAATTGTAGTCCATTTATGCCCGTGAGTCTTATAAGGCCCGTGTAAGCGCTTATTTGCCGTATTTAAAGCGTAGTATAAGCGACACTTTTTATCCATCTCGCCTTTAGAGTTAGGGAATATAAGATTGTTCTTTAATTCTATAAAAGTAAGGCTTTCTTTATAATGCATAAGTTCATTATATAGGTCCGGGTGAATGATAGCTTTACGTGATTTATTGTTTTTAGGTCTTTTTAAAAGATTAGAAGACCTGCTGTAACTCTTGTTTACATTTAAGCTATATATCACCTGATTATTGGCAGTAGCCTCCTCCTCTATGCAGTCCCAAGTTAAAGGCGTTAGCTCGCCACGTCTAATACCTGTCCCTAGTAAAAGCATAAGCTGGCATTTTAAAGATAAAGAGTATTTAAGCTGCAAATCTTTATGAAAGCCGCCTTGGGTTAAATTATCTTTATAAGATTGAAACATTATAAAGAATAAATCATCAAGGTTATGCTTTTCGTAACTAATAGCCTTAAATTCTAAGGCATCGCTTATAGCGGCTTTAGTCGTTGATTTTTTAATTAAAGAAGTGTGCTGCATAGGATTATAGGTTTTATAATGGCGGCTATATATATTAAAAACAGATTTAGCTGTTTTATATGTGGTCTTATATCCACCGTGCGCCTTAGCCTTAGCAAATTCAAAGTCCTCTATTTTAGCGAGAGAAGTCTTTAAAGCCTCGGAGTCGAGTTTTTCATTTAATAGATCCCCGTTAATTTTTGACATAGGCTCTTTGGGATTAAGACACTTTAATATTTTACGGCAGGTGTAAAATTCACGCTCTAGGGCCGCAAAAGATAAATCGCCTATCTTATAAAGCTCGTAACGTTTCTCCATATACTTGCCAGCTTTAGTTAAAACTCTTAAGCCTCTATCATCCAGCTTAAATTTATAAACACCGTTAGTTGATTTTGTTTTATGCTTTAGCCACACACCTTCAAATAAATAATCTTTAGCTGTTATGTCCTTAGCGCTAGAGATTGAAGTGCCTAAGGCATCCGCCTTAAGACACTCCGAAATATATTCTTTGCATTCAGCGACAGTCTTAAATTTCTTTCTGCCGCCACCGACAGAGCGTAGGTCTGCCATATAATAATCATAAGCAACGCCTCTAGCCTTAATCTGAACTTTTGAATAAAGATTTTTCATTATTTCACTCCCATAGGAAAATTAATTGAATAATGGTGAGGATGCATTAAAGAGCCATCTTGCCAAATTGTAACGTGGTCGTTTTTTAATTCTTCACAAATATACTTCTCTTCGTTAATTAAAATTATATTATCTTCATAATAACAATATTTAGAGCATAAATTATTAACCGTCTTGTAAAGCTCTAATTGAGTCACATCATCAATTTTATAATTAATTCCGTCTGTCATTTTTATGTAATAAGTTTTTTTAAGCATTTTATTTCTCCTAGTTATGGACACCCCTAAACGGCGTCTTAAGTCATTACTATACTCGATACGACGTAAGAGTCTACTATTTATGGCACACAAATGGCACACAAGTGATATTTATTATGCTAAAATGGGAGTTTATATAGGTTACGGGGGAAACTGCGCTTTCTCCCCCAGAGAAGTGCGCTACCACCACTAAAAATGGCTATTTACCGGTGTTTTGGGGGTATACCTAGGTTATAGGCGATTTTATTAGGGTGGCACAGGGAAACTAGGGTATAAGAATAATGCCTAGGAGTGGTTATGTTTGGCACACAAATGGCACACACTTTTTAATAATAGAGTTCGGAGTGTAGCTTAGTCCGGTAAAGCGCTGCGCTGGGGGTGCAGAGATCAGGGGTTCAAATCCCTTCACTCCGACCATATTATTCTTGATATTTATGTACTAAACCTGACTCTAACAAGAGTTGATTAACTGTGGTAAACTCACCCTTTAATTTTATAGTTACAATAAATTTTCCTGCCATCTCACTAGCATTAGGATGGTGCTCCATTTGAAATTCATCAGGCATAAGTTCATGTAATTTATCTGTAGCTTTATCTCCATTTATACCTGTCGGAGGTACTACACCTTTTAAATGAACCTTAATATTCGGTAGCACAACACCGAAGCCTAACTCGATCCAAACTTTAATTGTCCCGGAGTTACATACTCTTACTAATTTTGCATTATAATTATTCATAAGCATTAACTAGCGCTCCCTGTTGCAACGTATGCTTTTAGTTTATTTTTATCAAAATCATATCGATAGTCATTAGTGTCCACGTGATCACTTAAAATAAATCCAACGGCCGCTTCTTTGTCTTGTATTAAATCCTCAGGATTTATTCCGGCATACCATTGAAATAGTACGCCCTCTTCATCATAAAAATAGCCTGTTACAAAATCACTCATAATTACCTCTTTAGTTCGGTGACGGTTAAACCTGTGCCTGCAAATACCCACATTGCGTCTGNNGACTCAGGTGTNGGATATAAAAACAATCCATATTTACTTCCTGTTGTGTTTAAAAAATTACTGCTAGAGTCTAGAAAAGAAATAGACCAGCAACCTTGTATACCCTGTGTAGATGATTGTGATGTGGAATCTCCTGTACCTAAAAAGACAGCATAATTTCCTGAACCTGTTGCCGTTGTCCAATAAGCCTGTCCTTGAGGCTTTTCTAAGACTATTGCATACATATAAGATGATGTTGGAAGTGTCCTTTTTGATACATAAGCATTAGCCTGTATTAAAAAACCTGTAATATTTGAACCGATAGCACCTAAAGTCACCTCAGCTATAAGATTGCCCGTTAAGGTGTTGCCCACACTATTATAATCAATAGTGTTATTTGCTGTGGATCTGCTAACCACATTGGTAGACATAACGGAGCTCCATATACTGCTGATTGCAGCTGATTGCACATTATTAGTCTCAACAAAATTAAAGGCAGCAGAAACTTCACTAGAAAAAGCACTTTTAACACCGCTGGTGTTTACACTTTTAAGTTTAAAGTAATAGGTAACTCCTAGTGTAAAAAGACTAGTATCCCATACTAAATTATATTCCTGATTAGCATCGGGCAGACCATCGATAGTTCCTAGCTGCGTAAAGCTTCCCTGAGAAGATGTTGCATAGTATATCTCAACGCTTTTAAGGTCTCTTTCAGCGCCATTTACCCATTTAATAGTAATAGCTGCCATATCTGATGAAGTGCTTACAGAAGCGGGTACAGTCGGCACACTAGATGTTCCGGGAATAACAATAGACTGCGTAGCGGAGAATTGACTAGAGAAGCCAGCATTATTTCTTGCTAATACTTTAACTTCATAAGTCTTGCCGCTTACACAGTTAGGGATAATAAGTTTCGTCATTTACGTGCTACTCCATAACGCTTCTCATAAGACCTACTTGCTGAAAGTCCTATCATTCCAAGTAAAATTGGGTACAATGCCTCTAAATCGAAGCTGGGAAAGGAAACTGTCAGACCAAAAGCCTCACAAATCGCTTGTAAGAGCGGAACGCATATAGCATGGTAGCAAAGTGCCACACCGCAACACCACCCTATAAAGGGCCGCCAACCGCTTACAAATAAAGACTTATGCTTTGCCTCTTCTTTATTGACCTCAATTTGAGCCATATCTATCGTTTGCAGGCCTTTAACTAATTCAAACTCTAGTTTTGCTTTTAAATCTTTATCAGGAATAAATTTATCTAATATATTAACTATATTAGGCATCAGGTTAATTAAGCTCATAATTAATTTATGCTAAGTTTTATTAACAAGCCGATAACAGATGCTGTGCTTGTCATCATAATTAATTCAATTCTAATCAAACGTGCCTTAATATTGTCATATTTCTCTAGGCATAGTTTTTCATGTGAGTTAACTTTTTCGTCTAATATAGAAATTGTAGGCTTTGTCATGATAGATCCCTTAATACAGAGGTCATATCAAAATTTGTTAAACCTGACTCTTTTACGGCAATATCATATTCGTAAACAAAAGGATCAGTTGCTGGATCTGTTATGGTGACCTCTATTTCATCCTGTACAGTTCCATCTTGTGCGGTGTTTTGGATAACGCTTAGACTATAAGCTGGTATCGATACGTTATTATTGTGAGTAATTTCTATTGCTGGAATTGAGGCAGGATCTACTGCATCTGTGGAAGACCAACCAAAGACTGTGGCGCTACTCTCTTTTAATTGAACATTACATCCTAATATATAATCTCCATTTTCCCCGGAAGTTACACCAAAATTCCACTCTATAACTTCAAAGGTAGAATTTTTTAAACCTAGAGACGGTAACGTAACGCTTACATTATCACCGCAAGCCAAAGCAAATTTGTTAAGACCTAACGATAAATTAATTGTTAATTCTTGCCTTGATCTTAATAAGTTAATTTTTGCTAACCTCTGACACATTATAGCATTATCGGTAAGTGGCAGCATTAGTTCCTCTTTTAATTCCTCTCCATCACTAGCTAAGGCCGTTGCATCTTGTACTTGTGGATAAGATTGAGGCTGATAATTGGAATCCTCACCTATATAAGTTCCAACAACTGTGTTAAAAGCCGCTCTTTTTGAAGGTTTAGTGATCACATTAATAGGGCCAATAAGATCGTCATAATCTATTGTACTTGTTGGTGCTACCCATTCACCGGCATAGGCTTTAAATTTACCATCTTGATAGACCATATATCCTGCCATACTGCCTAAAAGAGTCTGAATATTACTATCATAGCTGTTTGCCGTGTCTAAAGTACCATTACAGGTATATCTATTTTGATATGTAACAGGAGCGGTGTCTAAAGCTACCTGCTCTTCACAAACATTAGCTGCGGCACTAATTGCTGTGTCATCTATATTAGCTGTAGGTACACTCATTCCATAAACTGTGTTTGTTAAGTAATCTCTTAACGCAAGAGCTGGGTTAGAGCTAAATGTGGTAGATCCTGTCCTAGGATCATAAAGCTTTTTGCCTTTTACCAAAGCGGTGATTGAAGGCATACCTGATGTCCAAACATTTTGATCATAAGCAAGAATTAACTGAAGACTGCAAATACCATCAAAATCATCACCAACATTTAATTCAGTATTAGAAGTAAAATTACTATCTATTGTTTGTCCTGTTTGCCCTCGCATAGTTCTTATTATTGTTGCTCTACTTTGACTGTTTGGATAATAACGAGTTGGCGCTGTTACAATCGAGCTTGCATTAATAGTTAACTCTTCGTCTTGGAAAAAAACTTTACTTATTTCCTGACATTCATGACCTGCTAAAGCCATAACAATATAAATATGCTCTCTATCTACAGGATTAGTAGCCTCGGCAACAAATAGTATTGCTCCGCCTACCTTAGCTTCACCATAAATAATTTTTCTAGTGGCAGTAGGAGCTCTAAAAGTTGAGCCTCTTCCATTCATATCCTGTGCCATTTTAGGCATCATAGCTTGACCAACAAAATACAATGATCCACCAACTATAATACTTTCAACGGCCCAAACTACAGTCGCAAAACCTTTTGCTGTTGCACTTCCCAGAACGGCAGTTGCAACAAATTCTGCAGCAGTTGTAATTGCAGCTGATATCCATGCACCTAACTGTGGCATTATCCTATCCTTACTCTTTTAATATCAAAGAAATATTTTCCCTGATCAACATTTATAAAATGCAGACCGTCTTTAGCTGGTCCAACTAACTTTCCTTTATAATAAATAAGGGTTTGTTCTTTAAATTTACGATCTAAAGTTTGATCCGAGACCACAACATCACCGTCTTTTAATTTATATTTATGAGAGTGTTGACGAAACCGACTTCCAATTACGTCTGATAAAGAGTTATAACCCATTTTTTTTAATAACTTTACTGCCTCTTCCTCGCTAGACCATGTACCTACTATTTTTATATGATTAATTCCTGTAATTAATTCAATAGCTTGAGCGCTAAAAGTAATGCAATCATTGATTCCATACTTAAAAGGTTCTCTAAGTTTTTTTTCAATAAAATCATCAAGCTTATTAATCATTAATATAAATTTCCAATATTAGCCAAAAGCTCATCTAATTCACTTTGTGGTGGCCTAGTGGCTACAGTTAAAGGTACTTGACTGTAAGGAATTCCCCACAATATCTCCTTATTTTGTAAGGCAGTTACAAACCTTAAACTATTATCTGACGGGTGAAGCGCCTTTTGATTTTCGTCTGTGTATCTTATTGGAGAAACTCTTTTTAAATTAACTAAATAATTTTCACAATCAATCGTGACTGAGGTAGAAACACCTGATTGTGTGATTGACATCACATTCATAAATCCATTAAATAATTTATAAGGCACTAATGACACCTGACCATTGGTTAATACACCAAAATAAATAATTACCTGTCTTCCAAAGTATACCTGTGACATCGCTTCTGTCACAATGTTTGATGGAATTCCGCTAATTTGTAGCCTCACTCCTTTAGCCTCTAATTTTTCAGTTTGTTCAACAGAACCTATTGTTCCCAAATCAGCGCTGCCGCTAAAAATATTTCCATCTATTGTTGTCTCACCATAACCTGTCCATAGCCTTAAAGCTGCCTGCCTAATTGTTATGCCTTCAGATCCACCCATGCCTGAATGATTGGTACATTTATAATATAATTGATCTGGAGTTGTTGCATTAACCTGCCATGTTAACTTTCCTGTTGTTCCGGGAGAGCCTGTGATAGTCACGCCCGTACTATAAGTCGTTCCATCAATAGAAGTTGCCAAAGCAATAGGATGGCCCGTGTTGGAGCTATCTGTTTGGTCTAATATTATTGTATTGCCTTTTGCAACAGCTAAATAATAGCCCTCTACGTCATCAATAGCATATCTATTTCCCTCACCTGTACGCACTACAGTAATATAAAAAGTTCGTGTAACTGATGGAGAAAAGTCTAAATCCACTGCAAAAAATGGTTCTACTACATCACCGTCTATTTGTGACTGAAATTGAATAGTTCTAGACATAAAGAAACTCCCTTAACTCTTCAATTTTAATGGCTTTTTTCTTTTTTTTTCTTTGTGATTTATGTCCCTTAATAAATAACTCAGGATAAAGTCTTTGCATCCATTCTGATTCACCTTTTTGGCCTCGGTGACTTCTTTTACCATTTAAATTTTTACTTTTCATTTTAAACAACATTTTCTCTAATTGAAAAAGACGTAGAATAAAGAGAATTAGCTCCTACAGTCCATGCTGGTTCATTGCTAGCCATTCTAAAGACACCTGTGCAATTTTGCACTGTAACGGCTTCTGAGCCGCTTAAAGCTGTTCTTAAGCGAGGAAATACATCGACAACACAATTTCCTGAGCTATCTGTATTGGTATTACCTAAAACTTTAAATAATTGCTTAGTTGCTCCACTACCTACTGATAAAAAATCACCGGCAAAGAAATAATTTGTTTGATTAGTGCTGGCGTTAGTAATGTTTAGCGATGATATGTTAGCTGATAGGTTTCCATTTATAATTGGAGTTCCGGGGTTAGTAGAACTAGTGCCTCTATTAGTTAAATGCAGAGGATCTGGCATGATAAAGAAAGTTCCTAAAGATCCTCGTAAGGATAAAAAGAATGAAGACCATTCATCACATTCAGATCGTGATAAAGCTTTTGTAGATATATCGGCCTCCCAATATTCGCTGGGCCAAGATTGGTACTGTGATTTACCTGTAAAAGGACTAACTGAACTACCAACTGTTGAAATACCTGACATTCTTACCATACTAAAGCTTGTGGTGTTTGGTAAAGCTAGAGGATAAACTATGCTCATTATGAACCACCTCTTTGCTGTTTATCTATAAATTGCCCATTAGAGGCTTGTGCAATAGCTGGAAGTAAAGCCATTATTTCAGCTCTTACTGTTTGTGCAACACCTGCGCTTATATTTATTGTTTGATTTACTCCTGCACCGCCATTAGGGGTTATCATGCCGGGAGAGTTACCCATAGTAAGCATCTCAGGGCCATTTTCACCAACTAGGTAAGACCTACCTGCCATAACAGGTCCACCAGCTGCTCTTTTGCCTAAAGATAAATGTGATCCACCTGTTTTAGCTGGTACAGATGAAGCGCCACCGCCAAATAGTGATTCAAAAGGTTTAGTAAGGGGGTTAATAATAGCTTGAGTCACAAACATATTAACTAAAGCAGCGTATATTGTTCTGCCTAAGTCTTTAAAGGCATCTCCCACGCTTTTAGCACCCATAATTATTTGTTCAAATGTACTGCCCAAAGCTTTTAATGAAAGTGCTGCTGTGTCTGTTATCTGATCATCAAAACTTTTCATAGCGTCAGACATTTTTGTAAGTGCGTTAGTTGTTAAAATTGAAGTTGTATTTAGTCCATCAAGACCTAGTTTTTTATTAAGACCGTCTGCTTCTTCGGGGGTTGTTTCAAGTATTTTATCAACGGCAGCGCTTAACTCATTTAAAGCTTCTCTTCCTTTATGAATTTTCATAAATCCAACTGTGAGGCCATTAAAAAAATCAGCTCCAATTTTCTTACCGCCTGTTAAAAAAGCTGGTAAATTATTAAATACTTGAGCGGTCATTTTACCAAATGAAAGCATACTCTCAGTCATAAATAATATGCCACGACCTATATTTATAACAAACTCAGAAACTTTTTTTGCTGCGGCTTCTGGGCCGCCATCTTGTGAAAATGCTTTTAAAAAATCCATAGTTAAAGCTACAACTTTTGTCATTGCAGGTATTAAGGCCACAACAAATGTTCTAAATATTCCCTTTGCGTGAAGTATTAAAATAGCCAATCTATCATTAAATTTTTCAATTTGTGCGGAGGCAAAAGCACCCAAGGATATACCTAAAGCTTCTGCTGCTTCTTGCATTTCTGTTAGTTTAGTTGATCCCATTTCAAACACTTGGATCATTTTTGCACCAGCTTTACCAAATAGCTGAGTAGCTACTACATTCTTTTCTTGCTGGGTGCTTAAAGCCGCTATGCCGTCAGCAATTTGTTTAAATCTTTCGTCAGGACTTAAAGCGTTAATTTTTTCTAACTCTATGCCTAAAGCATCAACCCCTAGTTTAGCTGTCGAGAGTCCCATCTGAGTTTCACCTAGATTTTTCTCCATCTTTTCTAAAGCTTTTTGTACTGTGGTTATACTTTCACCAGCAAGTGTTGCTGCAAGCTCATAGCCACCTAACTGCTTAGTAGATAAGCCCATTCTATCAGCTAATTTTTTATTTGCGTCTACAGTCTCTAAAGTCTTTTTTACTAACAGACCTAATCCTGCCACACCTACTAATGCAGTAAGGCCAGACTTAAAACTAAAGACAGCTCTTCTTGCCGCACTTAATCCTCGATTAAAAGTGCCAAAAGCACCTCTGGTCATATCTTTTGCAGTTAGTAATAACTGTAATTTTTCACCGCTTGCCATTCTTTATTCCTTTTGCCTCAATAGTGTAAAAAGCGATCCAATACATTAACTCTTCTAAGCTCATGTCTAAAATCGTATCTAGTGTGGTATTTTTGCGATGAGCTATCCCATATAAAATATGCAAATACTCATCGCTTTCTAGTTTTTTTCCGCTTGCTCACCATCAGGGATGTCAAATATATTTTCCAATAGTTTACCAGATAATTCTGTAACAAAATTAACGTTCATTCCTAAAAGTACGGACCTGTCTTCATCTTTAAACAAAGGTGATCCATCTTCATTTTCACACTTTATAATGAGCAGATCTATTAAAGCTGCAAAGCTTGGTAGTTGTCCTGACGTTAATTGTTTATAAAATTCGGGATGTTTACGTCTAAGCCTTTCGTCCTCCCGGACAGTCAGCTTTTTGTAATAAACGGTTAGGTCTTTACCGTTAGTTCCCAACTCGGGTACAGAAAAAGAATGTCTTTCTTTTTTCTGTTGCAACTCAATGAGTCGATTACCTATTGTTGACATTTAGTCTCCTTATTTTGGTTAGATTAAGCAGCAGTTCCTTGTGTGAGAGTTCCTGTACCTTGTAAAGATACACTAGCCTCTAGAACACCTGCTGCTGTGGTGTTCCAATCAATGGCGGTTACAAAAGCATCGCCATAATAATATTTGTCTACTCCTGCAGCAGTTCCTTCCACATAGAAGTTACAAGTTACAGTTACGCCACCACCTGTACACGCTGCTAATAGTTCTGATGTTGCAGTATCACCATCGTCAAAAAATAAGTCTGCGCTCCCACTCCAAGAATCCAAAGTAGAAACAAAGGCCTTCGAAGTTACACCAATTGTAGATACGTCAACTGTTTCCAGCATTTTGTTTAATGTGAAAGAACTAACCTGTCCTAGAGTGTTAGTTCCAATTTTTAATACGGCCTCGTAGCCTTTTGCTATTGCCATGATAATCTCCTTAAGTAATAGATATTGTTGAATTGTTAGCTGCCGTATAATAAA